TAATGCTGGCCATTAGGCTCGAATGAATACTTACCGACTGCATAGGAGATTCAAGCCCACCCACGTGGATCAAATAGCCACTAGCTTCATAGGCATTCACCGGGCTGGGATTCTATTTCGTGCATTTCAGAAATGACAGAAAGCAGAGAAATATAGTGGAGCGTCACCCCAGAAAGAAGGTCTGCCCTGAACCATACTACACCCATACAAATTTTCAAATTTTCGAATTTTCATCTTATAAAACGGCAGTTGGCACGATAGTTGCGCCTTGAAACATGCGTATAGCACGTGGTAACGATAACATTATGAGCAAACTCCATGACTTCTTCGCAAGCATTAACGGCCGGGGCGGTGATGTGCAGCCCACAAATAAGGGCACAAATTCGTTTGTTGGCACAGAGGGACAAAATCCCGGCGGATCAAATAGCGATGGCGCTAAATCTTCCGCTAGAACTAGTGGAACGGAATCTGGCGGAAACACCGGTGGTGTCAGAGACGCCACGCGGGAATCGGCTAGTTGAACTACTAGAAGACGCAGCCGAAGACGCAGCGACAACCATCAAAGAACTTTCCGTTCAAGCAGAAAACGAGTCCGTACGAGCAAACTGCGCGCAATATATTCTGGACATCATTGGCGGGCTGAAAACCCCGAAGGGTGAAGCCGAAACTCCAATCACCCAAATCAACATCATTCTACAGCAAGCAGGGGAATCGTATGCCCGCCAGCAACTGGCCGCCCAGCAACACGCGGCAAGGCGGGAATCACCGGTGATTGACGTCGAAAATAACGGAACGAAAACAACCAGTCCAAATGTCGGCTAAAGCCACAGAATTTGTAGCGTTTGATATTAAAGACCCGACGCTTCTTGTTACAATTTATAACAAGGATGTACGGGAAGGGCGGGTGATGTGTCATCCGTGGCAGATTCGGCATCATCAAATGTTTGCTGATCCGACGTTTGATTACACAAATTTAGTCAATCGAATTGCATTGGTTGCGAATAATGGCTCGGGTAAGTCTGCAATGATTGTTGCGCCGGAAGTTGTATGGCTGTGCATGAAATACACACAAGCGCACGTGGTAGTTACCAGTGCTTCTGGTGTACAATTGGACCGCCAGACTGGGCGAGCCATCAACCATTTGTGTCAGCAAATTAACGCACTTCACGGTCGGCGGATTTGGGACTTAAAATACCGAGAATATCGCAACAATGTGACTGGAAGTGTCATCGACATGTATGCCACAGATGATCCAGGGAAAGCTGAGGGTTACCATCAATTGGTGCCAGGTGGAATGTTTGCAGTGTTTCCAGATGAAGCGAAGACTATTCCGGATAATCTTTTCGAGCCCATCAGCCGCTGTAATGGAATGAGCCACTTCTGCCCGATCAGTTCGCCCGGCAAGCCTAGTGGATTGTTCTACCGATTTATAACCAGTGATCGCTGGAAAGTGATGAAGGTGACGGCCTATGATTGTCCGCACATCAAACAGGACGAAATCGAGGAAGCCAAAGAAATCTACGGCGAATATAGTGCCTTTTTTCGAAGTGCATATCTCGCGGAATTTACAAGTGATCTAGAACAAGTAGTTATCACATATGATCTCTTAAAGAGAATTCTGCGTGAGCCGGTCGAGTTTATTAACGACAAAGTACGCCGGGCGGGAGTGGATATTAGCGGTGGCGGTGACGAAAGTGTCGTTAGCATATGGAATGGAAACCAACAGATTGGATTGGAGTGTTTCCGCTTTACAGATGCTCGCAAAATAGTGGAACATCTAGTCAGCATTTTCGGGAAGTACGGACTGAAAGGCGAGGAAATCAACATTGATGACGGCTTCACTGGAAGCGCAATTCTCGCAATGCTTCGTGATCAGAAGTACGAATGCAATCCAGTAAGGTTCGGTGGAAAAGCTTTTCGCTCGTTGGCGTATGGAAACCGCGGCACAGAAATGTGGTTTAATTTTCAGCGACTTCTGCCGTTTTTGCTCCTGCTTAATGACAAGGTGCAAACCAATCAATTAAGTAGTCGCTACTACAAACAGAGTGATGCGAATGCAAAGATCATGCTGGAGAGCAAACGTGAAGCAAAAGCTAACGGACACAACTCTCCGGATCGTGCAGATGCAACTGTGCTAGCGTGGGCGAAAGTGCCGCCGACATACTATCAGGAGATGGGTGTAAAGCGCGCCGCCAGTGAAGAAGCTGAACGTCCGGGAATTATTGACAAGGCCATCAAACTTAGTGTCGAGGATCTCACCGAAGAAGAAATCGCTGCTGCAGTTGATGCCTATCGAGCAGCACGAGCAGCAAAGCCCGCTCCGCAAGGAGAGAACGAAAGCTTTATTGGGAAGTTTGGCAGAATCCTTCGAGGGGATTTGTCAATGCGACTCAATATTAAACGAACCGATTATAGTCGGTTCACAAACATAGGACGACGATGAAATCCGAAAAGATGATGCCGCCGATGAATAGCAAGCCGTTGCCGCCCGTTGGTGGCGGTGAGAAATCCGCAGAAAGCGCCAATGCCAAGCTGCAAGAAATCATTGATGGTTGCAGCGATGAAGAATGCCAGCAACTGCTTGAACTTCTGGAGGAACGAATGGGCGCGGATATTGATGGCGACGAAGAAGCTGGCGAGCCCGAGGCTCACGCCGAGAAGATCATGTCGCCCAGTGACGAAGAGCCGTTGGAGGAATAACTATTATGGGAACCGAAGCAAGTACACCAGTACAGGCAATGCCGCAGGATTTTCGCGACATTAAACAACTCTCGCCTGTTCTCACCAATATGATCGCTCAATGGAAGGGTGATGTGGACAAACGTATTGAGGAGAACCGTATCTTGCGACGGGCGAACGCCAATGTAGTTGGTCTCCGCGAAAAAGGTGAACTGGCACCTGACGAGACCTACATCGGTGTGCGTGCAATTGATACGACCATCGCGCAGAAACAACCAGATAAGATTGCATTTCTGGCGCAATCTCGGCGGCTTGCTATCCACACGCCCGAAGATCCGCAATCGGTGATGCGGATGGATTATCGCGAGAGCGAGTTTACGCGCGTGCTGAAATACGATGGCTGGGAAGCGGATTATTTGAAATGGATTGATGCGGCGGATTTGCACGGGTGGGCTTGGATGCGCACGCAGTACGATATTAGCATGCCCGGGATGGTCCGCAATAGATTCATCTCGACTGAGAATCTGTTTTTTGATCGTCGAGTGAAAGACATTCAAGACTCGCCAATTATCCTCGAAAGGCATCCGCTCACACGTGTAATTTTTGATGCGCTTGTAGCAGAGAATCCACAAATGGCTCCGCAGGTGGTGGCGTCAATTCAAGGCCAGCTTGGTGCACAGAAACAAGCCTACGAAGGAAGTGCAGATAATGTAGTTCTGTATGAGGTTTTCTTTAAACAGGACGGGACTGTTTATCGCGGCTTCTATTCGCAAATGAATGGAGCAGAGTGGGCGGTTGAACCCACACCGTTCTATAATGGAGTTGCTCGTGAAACCACTACACTCGAACAAATTCCCGGTGCGATGGAAGCCAGTCCAGTTACTAAGTGGGAGAACGAGTTCGAGCGAGACTATCCATACACTTGTTTGCGCGATCGCATCACCGAAGATGAAACACTTTCGGAAGTGGAAGGACAAGCGCAGCAGCAGTATTATAAGCAGGATGCAGCCAGTTCGCTTTTCAGCTCGTTCGTCAATGCGTGCAAGCGTGCAAGTCGTGTAATGTGGGCGCCAAAGAATCCAAACAACGAAAGTGGTGGATCGGCTCCGAAACAGCTTAGCATGGAAGTTCGTGACGGTGCAATTTGGGAAGGGCCGATGGAAGCGTTTCATACGCCGTGGCCTGATCCTCAAGTGATGAACGCAATGGAAGCACTCGAAAAACAGCGTTCGCTTGAGAATCAACAGATTGCGTGGGCAGTTACCAACCGCCAAGATAGTAGAAAGACTGCCACCGAAACAATGGCAGCTGGACAGCAGAATTCGCAATTGAGTGGCGTGAACACACTGATGTTCAGCATTGCGCTCACATTCCTGTTTCGCTCGAATTGGCGCATCATTCAGTCGCAAGCGTTGCAAGGAAATATTCGTTTCTGTGTTATTAGTACCGGGAAGAACGACGAAGAATTGCTCCGGGTCAAGTGCACGATTCGTGCGGCTGGTGATGTGGACTTCGTGCAGCGTCAAGAGTTGATCCAGCGAATGCAGCAGGACTGGGATATCTTTGCGGCTACTCCGCTGGCGCAAGAGTTCCTCCGCATGTACGTCCAAGTTCGTTATCCGACATACTCGGAACGCTTTTTGGCGGTACTTGAACAAGCCGGTGGTGACAAGAAACTAATCCAGTCGCTTTCACTTTTGCTGAAAGAAGCTGTTACCGATGAACACGGACAACTTCGTCCGGAATGGACACAACATGCGCAGCAACTCTCGCAAATTCAGCAAATGGTTCAGCAATCATTAAACCCACAAGGAACAAATGCGAACACATCTGGAACTGCTCAAGGGGCAGCGAAACCCGGAGCAAACGCAACAGCAAATAAAGGAATCGATCCGGCAACAGGAACACCGTCAATGGCTGCAACTAGGGCCAACGCAGGAATTGTTGGGGGAGTTAGTGGAGCAGCGCAATAAGTTGCTACGTTCCGCAGAAATTTCGGCGAACAAGGGATCTCTTTCAACGGGAGAGATCCTTAGTTTACTGAATCGTGCAAACCAAATACACATCACCGTTGAACGTATAACGAAGGGAAAGGAATAATAGTATGTCGCTTCCAACAGTAGCAGCTGGAATGGATAAGCTTAATGGAGGAGCGCCCAGTGTTGTGCCCAACACTCCGCCGCCAGTTGATGATAGCAGCACCGTAACATTTGATGGTGATGGCGAAATGATTGCAGATACGCCAGCTTCTGCGCCTGCCACACCTGTGGCGGAAAAGCCCACCACAAAACAACCCAAGTTCACACAACTTCCTGAACTGGACGTCAAGAAAGAATTCGGAAAACCGGAAGAACCGACACCGCCTGCGGCTGAGAAACCCGCAACGCCTGTTGAAGAACCTGCTGGAACTTCTGCTCGAGATTATAGTGCATTCGATCCGGAAGTTGCAGCGATTGGAAAACACTTTCGGAATAAGCAGTTTCAGGAATTGCTCCCGCAGATTCAAGCATGGAAGAAAGCTGCTGACGAAGTTAAGACACTCCGTGAACAACCTCGTGAACCTCAGTTTGCGTACGAAAATCCGAACGCATATTTGATGGATCCGAAGTTTCAGGAGACTTCAAGGCTTGCCAATCTTGCAAACTTCGAAGTTGAACATCTAACTCGCCAGCTCGAACTTATCGAGAGCGGGGAAGACTGGTACGAACTCACGGGCTATGACCAGCAAGGTCAGCCGCAATATATCAAGCATGATGCGCGTGCGGACGGCAAGATTGACAACGCTGCAAAAGCGCGTGTAATGAGCGTGCTCACGCAAACACAGAATGCCACGCAAATTGCACAGCAACGTTTGCAGGGAATCCAGCAACAGTATCGCCAAGGCGCGACACAAGCCACGCAAGAGTTGCGCGCTGTGGAAGCGAAGCTGATGCCAAACGTTGTGCCAGAAAAATTCACACCTGAAGAAAAAGAATGGTTTGAGTTTGCTGGAACGCAATCACCGGCACGCTTTAAGGGGCATCCGCTGGTGCACACCCATCAATTGATGTTCGTTGCGTATATGCGATTGCTTAACGCCGCGAAAGGCTTGGAAGAGCGTGCTACAAAAGCAGAGAAACTGCTCGAAGGCGCGAAAGCTGCTGGTCCAATTATTCGTCATGGAGTGACTCCGCGTGCTGGTAAAGATGATGACGTTATCGTAAACGCGTCGGATTTCGACTAAACTTTTCATTGTGGCACGGAACTTGCTACAGTGTTATCGTTCGCACTCACCATCAATGGTGGTGAATGTACGTGGTTCAAGGGGCTACGTAGATTTTGGTGCTTCAGGACAGTTCCATAACAATTAACCAAAGGCTACTCAATGCCCGCAACATGGAACCTGCCCCGAAGTTCAAATCTTTGGGATCAGCAGGATGTAGAACAATACCATCGCCTTCCTGTGTGGATGGCGATGCAACAGACCAAGAAGATTCAGTACTGGTCCAACTGGCGAAATCGCTATAGTTCCATCAAATGGGAACAGAACATGGGCGATATTCTTCAGGGAATCATTGCTGAAAATTCTCCGATCCGTGCGCAAAAGCACGTGCCCAAGAACATCACGGAAATGCCGAACAAAACCGTGGTTCGTCACTATGAGCGTAGCAATACTGCTCGTGTGAAGCGCCACTTGTTTGAATCGCCGCTTTTCCATTTCCTTCCGTCCTTCCGCGATTTCCGCAAGAAACAGCTGAAGTTTGCGGCGGATGACCTCACAAAGCAAGTCGCGGTTGGTTACGACTTCTTCACACGTTGGCAGATTCTGCAACAGTCTCCGTACTGTTATATCACTGGCAACACTACTGCTGGTGAAGGACCGTACGTTCCGACTGCTGCTGGTGAAGCCACGGATACAACTGATGTTAAGACCGCCGCGATTCTTGCGGCGCTCGCTGCTAAAGTTGGTCCGAACACCGGATATCTTGATTTCCGGCAGATGTGTGCAGTTCGTTCGCTTGCGCGAAATATTGTGCAGATGCCTGCTTGGGAAGGGATGCCCGGTGGTGCGCCTGGCGACAACGAAGTTTTGAAGGGCAAGTTCTGCTTGACTGGCGAGCCGGGCCCCTATGAGGCCATGAGCTTTGATAGTCATGTGCTGAACATTGACTCTAAGCCGATGACCATGAATCTCGTTAATAGCGAGTTCTCGGGTATTATCAGCGGAAACATCGTTTTCAAGGCGGAACGCTATCCTCTTTTGATGAAGGCTGACGGAACTTTTCCGGAGCCTGAAATCGAGAAACAAGTTACCACTACTGTTGCGTCGTATACGAATGCGGCCAAGCAGTACGAAACTGTTCCTAATCCGGATTACGTCCATGCGCCGTTTGGCTGGGCCTTCTTCGAAGGTTATCAAGCCTACGAAACTATTGATGTTGGACCGCCGCCCGCCGAGTTTGCGAAGGGTAGCATTTCTATGAAACGCTTCAACTCGCTTAATTGGAATGGCGAAGTTCGCATCACTGATGACGTGCTCGTGAATTACGGAAGCGGAAACCTCGATACCAACAAGTATGGCGAATACTTACAGTTGATTGCGGATACCACTCTTGGTATCATCGCCAACACTCCGCGGTATCTGATTCCGATTCTGTATCGCCGAAATCTCACCCCTTCACTGAATCAGGAATAACATGAAGAAACTTCTCACATTCTTTACTGGTCTGCTGCTTGCTGCTAGTCTGCATGCGCAGAGTTACATTTGGAAGTCCGGAAGCGCAACTTCTAGTGCCGCGACGCTGCTTAGTACTACGGTTGGTTTTAAGTACATTCAGCTAACCGACACTAGTGGTAGTGCTAATTTGGTTACGATCTATGACAATAGCACCGCGAGTACAAACGTGGTCAGCGCCGCTTATACGGCTGCTGTTACGTACACGACTAACGTTGTCGAATCGTTTACTAACTTGGCGGGCGTTACACAGTCATTCACGAATAATGTTCTGCACACGC